GACTGGTTTAACACCTACGGTTTGCTTCCAGCAATTATTGAGATGGATTACGAAACTAACAATCCTAGAATTCGTTTATTAAATCCTTTTGGAGTCTATCCAGAAGTTGATAGGTTTGGTCGTTGTATCTCATTAACGCAGACAACTACATCCGATGCTGAAACTTTAGCAGCGCAGTACCCAGAGTTTTATTCTCAGATTATTCCACAAAATTCTTATGCTCAATCATCTCCTTATCTTACCTTAGTTCGCTATCACGACAAAGACCAAGACTTAATCTTTATCCCAGAACGCAAGAACCTAGTTCTAGCCAACATTCCTAATCCAGTTGGTAAGTGCTTAGCTCAAGTTGCTTTCCGCTCATCTTTAGATGGCGAAGCACGTGGTCAGTTTGACGATGTACTTTCCGTCCAACTTGCCAGAGCAAGATTTGCAGTGTTACAAATTCAAGCTGCAGAAAAATCTATTCAAGCTCCTATTGCCATTCCACAAGATGTGCAAGAACTTGCTCTTGGTCCAGATGCCATTATGCGTTCTGCCAATCCACAAGGTATCCGCAGAGTCCCATTAGAATTACCTGCTGGAGTCTTTACTGAGTCCGGTGTCTTAGAGCGTGAACTTCGTATTGGTGCCAGATATCCAGAAACTAGAAGCGGTAACATTGATGCTTCTATTGTTACTGGTCGTGGCGTACAGGCTTTACAGGCTGGCTTTGATACACAGATTAAAGCAGCACAAGCACACTTTGCTAGATTCTTTACAACACTTGCAGCACAATGTTTTGAGATAGATGAAAAAATCTTTGGTAACATAGTTAAAACTATTAAAGGTGTAGATGACGGAACACCATTTACAATGAAGTACACACCTAGCCGCGATATCAACGGCGAATATGGTGTAGATGTACGCTATGGAATTATGTCCGGTATGGATCCTAACCGAGCCATCATTGCATTATTACAAATGCGCAGCGATAAACTTGTTTCAAGAGATTATGTCCGACGAGAAATACCTATGGAGCTAAATGTCACTCAAGAAGAACAGCGTGTGGACATCGAAGAAATGCGTGATTCTTTACGCGTTGCTGTTGCTCAGTATGCTCAAGCTATTCCAGCACTTGCAGCGCAAGGACAAGACCCTTCTCAAATCATTAGTAGAATTGCTGAAGTCATTAAGGGCAGACAAAAAGGATTACAACTAGAAACAATAATTGAAAAAGCATTTGCTCCAGAACCAGTGCCAGTACAAGCTCAACCAGTACCTGGTGAACAACCTATGACTCCAGCAACGGGTGCGGTTCCCGCCCCTGCCTCGCAGCCAAATCAAACTCCACAAGGTGGTGCAACCCCCGCTGCTGGTCAACGTCCAGATATAGCAACTTTGCTCGCTTCAATAGGCGGCGCAGCATAACCGAGGAGGTGTATAAATGAATAAAGGATCACGTCAACCAGCACCAGTATCAAAGCCAGTTGAAGGTAAGAAAGACACCTCCAAGCCAGCAGGTGGCAAGGTGTTTTTCGGTATGACACCAGCAGGTCGCAAAGGAAAAAAGGCTTAATAATCTTTTATCGGAGGTACTGGATAGTGGATGATAAAGATTTCGTTACACGTCCAGTACGCTCCGCAGATTTCTTAGTTATACTTGCAGGATTTTTTCATAACATTACAGGTTCATTTCACGGACTGGCAGATGAGTTCTTAGAATTAGCGGTATACAATGCAAACCGCAAGAGTAAAGTTTCCAAAGCGTGGGAACAGATGACAAATGATTTAGAAACATTACAGGAGGACTAAATGGGAGATACAAACCCGCTTACCGGCGTATCTGGTCCAGGCAAGTTCGCTGTACGAGAAGATTTACCACCATCACAAAATTATGGTGACCGCAAAATGATGCAAGAAGATATTGCAGGTGCATCTACACGCCCAAATCCAGATGTAAACCCTGCCGTAAAACCAGAACCAATCGTAGAGCTATTTGCTCCGAGTGGTAATAAAGCCCAAGATGTAATGGCTGGCGTTGATATGGGTCCAGATGTTGGCTCCAACGCACTTGGTATGACAAAGGTAACTGTAAAACTTTCTGATACTTTAGCGAAGATGCTTCCATATGATACTACTGGAGAGATTGCGGTATTATATCAGCAAGCGCTAGCGCGAGGTGATTAGTGGCTGATAAACTAACGGCAGCAGCAGCAGCCGCAGGTTTGACAGAAGCAGAACGTAAAAGCATTGATGCTTTAAGTAAGAGTATTGCTGTTCATCGTGAACTTTCAAACCTTCCACAAAATGTTGCTTCACAAGCATATAACTCTAAAACACCAGCGCAACAAAATGCTCTTACAAATGTAGCTGGTAAAGAAGATCCTGCGACTAAACCTAAGAGTGGTTGGTTTTCAACTGCTTGGCATTACTCAGGTGGCGCAGTAATTGGTGCTTTAACTGAAGCATCTGATCTTATGACTCGTTTATATCGAACCGGTGCTATTGCGCTAGACCAAGGCGTTCCACTGGCTGGCGCTGGTGGTGCTTGGGATATTGCTAACGATAAAGGCGATAATGTATTTAGCCCAAGTCGTATTGAATCTGCTCGTAAAAAATTTGGCAATGCAAATATAAATGTTGCAATGCGTATAGCAAAAGGTGAAAAACTTAGCGACATAGTAGCAAATGGAACTGAAGAAGAAAAACTTGTTGCATCATCTGCCGCACAGAAAAAAGATAATGGTTTATTCCAAGATGCACTAGATGCAGTTCAAGCATCTAAGTATTCTCCAGGTCGTGCTGTTGCTAATATACTTTTACCAGGTCAATTAGAAGGTTCTGGTTTCTTCTACAAAGCTATTTCTGGAACAGTTGATGCTGCTTATAGAATCCTTGCAGATCCAACACTTGTTGCTGGAAAAGCCAAACGCGCTTATGATGTATCTAAGTATGCGTTAGATGTAGTAGTTGGTGGCGGTAAAGTAGAACAAGTATTTGCCAAACCAGCAGTAGCAAATTTTTGGAACCAGTATGGAGCGCAGCTTAATAACCTTCGTATAGCTCAAGATACTGGAAAAACAGTTGATGCTCTAGCAGCACGTAATCAATTAAAGGCTTTGGCTCCTGAATTTGGTCCAGCAGTAATAAATAGTTTTATTAGAACAGCAGATAATGCTGTGCCTATTACTGATGCTTTGAGCGCAAAAGCATTTTTTGGCAATGCTCAACAACTAGATGAAATTATGAAAGGCGCTATTGGGCGCAAGCGTATACTAATGCCTAGACTTGATGTAGCTCGTCAGGCTAGAATTAAAACAGTTACAAGTGCAAATAAAGTATTTAACTTAGATCGTATAGGTCCTAAATTTGTAGATGATTATTTTTTTGGTGGCGCTGCTACTAATGATGGTATTCAAAAGATGCTTGTTGATGGACAAGAAAAAATTGTAGAACAAGTATTAGCCAATGCTAAACCTAAAGGCGTAGCAAGATTTTCTATGGCTATGACTCAACGTCGCATTGATAGATTCAAAGCAAAATTTGAGCGAATTCCATTTTTTACTAATAATGCTTTAGATGTTACAGCAGCAGATGCTGGTCAAAAAGTTTATAGTCTTGCTCGTTTGGTATTGCCACAACGCGAATCTAAGTTAATTGCCGAAGCATTTAATGCTACAGAAAGCGTAGCAAAAAGAAAAGAAATTTTTTATGGTATGCAAAGCACAATTGCAGATATTCGTGGGATTAATACCACTAAAGAAGGTCAACAAATTGGTGCTGCAATATCTGGAAAAGTAAAACCAGTTCACGCAGCGCGTGATGTAAATGGAAAAAATCCATCAGTTCTTGGTAATGGAGAATCCGTTGCTTTAATTCTTTCTGATATTTCTAACTATGTGACTACGTTAAGTGTTAAAGATTTAGATAGAGCAGCAGCTCGAAGTGGTTTTATTCAACGTATGGCTGGAGTTGCCCATTCTGAATGGGTAGAAAAAATGACTTCAGCTTGGTCATTTTTAACTCTTGCTGGTCCACGTTATGCCGCTCGTAATGCTACTGAAGATTTATTAGTACACCTCGCTATCGGTGAATCACCTTGGGGTCTTGTTAAAGGACGCGGTTTTTCAACTAGACTTCGTACTGCTAGAGGACTCGAAGCAGGTTTAACTAGAGCACAAAAAACTGCCGCTAATCCATTAGGTGCTGTTATGCGCTTTGTCAATAAAAGTGAAGCTGCTAGATATGCTAAGCAAATTGATGAAGCTGGCAATAGTCTTGTTAAAATTCGTGAAATAACTGCTACTGCTCTTGCTGAAGGCAAATTAGCAAGATTTAATAAACGTTTAGGTTTAAGTAAGATTACCGATAAAGACCGTGAATATCTTGCAGCACAAATTCGTAATGGTGATTTAGACAATGCTTTAGCAGATGTGGTTGAAGGTGGAAAGCAAACCTTTACTGGCATTGATGCCTACACTCGCACATTAAGTTTTGGTCGCAAGAATAAAGTTCGTACTGCTGAATTAAATATGGTAATGCCTAGCAATTTCAAACGTGCTAAAGGCGCACCAGGGTTTAAGGAAATGATACCAACTACTGCTGATGAGGCTACATTAGTTGCTTGGCTTATGCGTATTGGTTATTATTCAAATGACAAATTGGGTAGAATCGCAGTTGCAAACTTAGCATCAGATGCTGATGGAGAAATTGCTGCTGTAAAAAAAATCTTTAATTGGTTGAATGACCCAGAAAATGCCAAACTTGTTGCGGCATTTCGTATGGAACAAAATGGCATAACCAAAGAACAACACGCACAACGCATCTATGATGCAGCAAAACAACTATTCGTTAAGCGTGATGGCACCTTAAACCAGACTTTATTATCTAAAGTTCGTACTATGGACTCCGAAACCGGTCAAATGGTTATCTCTGGAAAACTTGGTATGGATGATTTGCCAATAGTTGATACCGATATGCCAGCTTATTTAGTGGGACCACAACTTGTTCCAGTATCAGATGGTGGCGATTATGCAGCATCTATAATGGAGTGGGGTTGGGACTGGCTAGGAAATGCCAATGCTCGACTATCACGTGAACCTATGGTTCTAGCTGAGATGATTAAAATTCGTAAACAGTTTGATAAGACAGGTTTTGAGAAAGCATTTATTGCTTCCCACCTTAAAGGTATTGATCCAGCAAATGCTGTTGGAATTAAGAAAGCAACAACTTTTGCAGAGAAAAAGGTTGCAGAAATTGTTGAAGATAGAGCAAGACTCCAGATATTGGCTTATGTAGATAACCCAATGGTTCAAAGTCAGTTTGCTTTTTCTATTCGCAATTTTGCTCGATTCTATCGAGCCACTGAGGACTTTTATCGTCGCCTTTATCGCACAGTTAGATTCAATCCAGAGTCATTAGCACGTGCCGCGTTAACCTATGAAGGTATTACGCACTCAGGTTGGGTACAAAAAGATGACCAAGGCGATGATTACTTTGTATATCCAGGAACTGAACACGTTTATCGTGTAGTTCAAGGAGTAATGCAAGCATTTGGTGTACCTGCTGAGTTTAAGACACCATTACCAATTCAGTTTAGTGCAAAAATTAAAATGATTACTCCATCATTGAACCCAGATTCTATGATACCTACTCTTGCTGGTCCATTATCTGGATTCTCAATTAAAGTAATTAGCAATATGGTTAATATATTTAATCCAGGGGCAGCCGATACTATTACCGGTGCGTTACTTGGTAAGTATGCAGTAGACCAACCTATGGTTTCAGCCTTCTTACCTGCTCACGTAAACCGAATTTACAGCGCAATGAATAAAGATGAGCGCGATGGGCAATA